ACCCTGAATTTGACCTTTGGACGGGAAAAGACCCTGTTATTGCGTTGTTTGTGGATTTGTTGCACAATGTGGCCATGAAACTCGAAAAGAACATCCCTTTGCCCGGCGGCGTTGACCCCCGAGAGCGTTATCCCTTCCCTGACATGGCCGTGGGGGATAGCTTTTTGGTGCTGGACGCTACGTGGATCAAGAATTTGCGCAGCGCAGCGTACATGTACTCGCGTAGGCATCCCGGCACCCGATTCACCTGCCGCCGGCACGGCGAAGGCTGGCGGCTGTGGAGGGTGGCCTGATGGCTAGTTTAGACGAGAAGTTTTTAGCGGGAAAACGTCTTGGAGGCCGCCCGGCGTCCGTGGAGGAGCGCATTACTGGCCCGGTTAGACCCTACAAGCCCCGTACCCTGTCGCCGCAGGAGTGGAAGTTTGTGGAAGAGTTTGTGGCAGGGGATGGGCATGTCACCTTGAAAGAGGCCGCCTTACGTGCCGGGTATGGCGATACGTGGGCCAAGAGCCGCGCACGGGAGTTGACTGACCCAGACAAGAGTCCCCACATTGTTGCCGCGATTCAAGAACGGCGCAGGGAATTGGGCGAAAAGTACGCCACCACGTTCGAGCGGCATATGCGCGACCTACAAATCATCCGCGATCAGGCCTTAGCTGCGGGGGCTTATGGTGCTGCTGTTCAGGCGGAATACCGCCGAGGGCAGGCTTTGGGCACGATCTACATCGACCGTAAGGAGATCAGGCACGGCACGATTGACTCCATGAGTAAAGAAGAGGTGCAGCGCAAGCTGGACGAGATTAAACGCCTGTATGGGGGCCAAGCCGGGCCGATTGTGGACGTTACCCCCAAACAGATCGAAGAAGAACCTGAACAGGAAGAACCAGATGGCCCTGAAACCGGAAGCGACCCTGTACAAGAGGGTCAGGGAAAATATCCCAAACTGCCATTTCACCCGGATTGAATCCCGTGTGAACCTGGGCATCCCGGACTGCCTGTTGGCATTCCCGCACGGGGTGTTTGTGATGGTGGAGCTCAAGGTGGTCAAGCGGGGCCGCAAAGTGGCTTTATCACCCCATCAGGTGGCTTTCCATATCAAGCACGCTGACCTTAGGTGTCCGACCTACATCTTGGTTCAGTATTACCCGCCGGGGGCTATGCAAGCGAGTAAGTCCGAGTTGCTCCTGTATTGCGGGGAGCAGGCTTTGGATGTAGCGCGGCTAGGAATTGACACCCCGGCCTTGGCCCGTTGGCCGTGGACGGGGGTGTCGTGGGCTGAGATGCGAAAACATTTAGTGGACAGTTGACTTGTCTATAAAGTTGTGTTAAGATCATGAACACCTAGACGTCCTAGGCAACATAGAAAGAGAGAAAGACCATGAACTTGACTGAATATGATGGGGTTGAAATGCACCCTGTCGCCCGCGAAGTGATCGACGGCATAGAGTGCTTTGAACAATGTGATCGTGATTACCCCAACATTCATTATTGGAGTGTTTACCTGCATATGGTAGAGGGGGGGATCACTTGCATTGCCGATTGTCCTAACGAAGAAACCGCCTTGTTTGTTGAACGGGCGGTAGAAGCGCTGCTCTTCCAAGAAAGGGCAACGAAATGAATACCTTGGAATTGGAAGGCGCTGCTCTTGATTGGGCGGTGCAACAGTGCGAAGGCACTCGCAAAGACATTGACTTTGCGTGGTGGACAGAAGACTACACCCCTTCAACCAATTGGGCCCAAGGTGGGCCGATCATTGAGCGGGAGAAGATCACCCTCGACTATGACCATGAGGGGCCGACACTTATGTGGGAAGCCAACCACTTTGCCTTTGATGGCACTATGCTTCAACGAGAGTACGGCCCCACGCCTTTGATCGCAGCCATGCGCTGTTATGTAGCGTCCAAGTTGGGTTACACCGTAGATGTGCCAAAGGAGATTGATGCGAAGGTCTGACCGTCTGGCGCTTAACCGCGCCCTAAACAAGCCGCCCCCTAAGCCCCCTGACGACAAAACACAAAAAGGTCTGATTGTTCGTCTGTTAGGCTTTTGGTTGTTCCATAAACTACTTGGAGGCGATAGATAGGTTTTGAACGTAAGAACGGCCCCTGAAGGGGCCGTTTTACTTGAGGCAGGGGCTAGGGCTGTCTACTGCTTAACTACTGGCTTAATGCGTAATTCGCTACGGTCTACGGCTATTCCCGCGCGGGAGCATTCAAGCAAGTAGTCATCAATCCCCTGCTGCGCTTGTAGGGGAGTGGAAAACGTCAATTCTTTGTCGTCCTCAGTCCACACGTTTTCCCACCCATAAATGAATCGGGTCTGTACCTCAAACACGGTCGACCTCCGTGTCTATTTCGATGGACTCAATGTCCCATGCCCCATCATCCCGGTAGTAATCTTGGTCAACTTGTTTCCAAGCCAATGCCTCGGCCTCATCCGCATTCTCGGCCTCAATGGTGAGGTTGATGTAGGAGGTGCGTTTCAATTCGATCTGGTAGGTTTTCATTTGCTTTCTCCTTGGTTAGCTGATTAGTTGGTTTCATCGACAACTTTGTCGTAGTTTGTTTGACCTGTTTCGTCTATTTCAAAAACAGTCACAGAAGTTGGCCGCTTCCAGTCCACCATCTCTGGATCGGTTGCCGAATTTAGCGATATTTCGGTGTAGTCTGTGTTGCCTTGGAACTTGACGTGTAGGGTGTCCCATTTGACAAACCAGTCTTGCACGTCCGCCCATTGTTTACCCTCCGGCAACTCCACAATTGAGCTTGTTCCTGCGTAAAGCGTTGTGTCGATTTGGTAGGTTTTCATGCTGTTTCTCCTTGTTTAATTAGGTCTTGTACTTTCATTTACTCCGTCCTTCCTTACGTCCTTGTTCAAAAAGGCGCACATAGTCTTCGCGCTTCTGCGACTGCAACCCCTTCAAACTTTCGTGAAAGGTCATCCACAACCTCAGGGCGCGGGGCCCCCTGGTTGTTTCGTAGCGGTAGCCAAGATTGATTAGTTCGGATTCGGTCATGACAAGGCCCAGATGGTCAAGATGTACATGAAGATGGTAGTCAGAATTGCTACCATGAAATCGTAGGCTGCCTGTGCCCGTTTCTGTTTGCGTTCCAGAATGAATTGATCGCGCATGGTAAGGGTGTGTCTGTAATACTTCATGCTGTTGTCTCCTTAAAGAAAGTCACTCCGTCTGCTGCAAGCATTGCCACGCCAGTGTCCCAAGGGATTCGGTGGGTCTTTTCCCAATCAATCGTGTCTCCGTTGTCGTTATGCAGACTGATGGTGTAGTAGCAGATGCGGTCTTCTGAATCAAATGTCAGTCGCATATCTATGCTTGTGTTGCCGTCATCAGGCATCGAATACAACTCCTTGTCGTAATCGTGATACTGCTCATCATGGTTAACAAAGTGCCATTTGTTTGTGTTTTTCATGCTGTTTCCCCTTTATCAACTGACACCTCTTCATTGTAGGCAAAAGTGCTTGCAACAGGGTCTTCCATCTCTTCCCCATTTTTATAGACAGCTATCCATAAGCCCTCATTGACAGACAGTATGCGGACAGAAAAGCCCTCAACAGTAAACCATGCTGCGCCCTCTTCCAACACGTAATCATCATCTTTTAGGTTCATGATGTAACCTTTCTTAATGAAAATGTGTAGCTAGTCCCGTCAAGGTGATAATCCCGGCTTTCGCAATTGATATGGCGGCATATACGCAGTTTCCCGCCAATACCAAATTTAACTCTAGCCTGACGTAAGGCCTCCCGCCATGTAGTTGCTAAGACCTCTTTATGCCATGTTCCGTGATCTGAAAATAAGAAGTAAGTCATGCTGTCTTCTCCAATAATTCCCGTAAGTTTTTTGCGGTATGACGATAGGTTTTCCCGTTATGACAGGCAGTTACGCCCCCTTTGTCATTCGTTATGACGTAGACACGCCTAATGTTTCTTCCGTCTCCCCGTATATCGGCAAAGTACGTATACCCCTTCATAGGGTATGACACATTGTTACGTGTGTTAACAGTCTCGCAAAGATTGTCAATGGTTGTTTTACGCATGGTGTCAACCTCTTGGCCCATATGAACGGGATTCATCAGTGGCGCAATTTTTGGCCTTTTCTCCCCGTTCAATTGCATCAAAGACAATTGACTTGTCATAGTCACTTGTCACACTTGGACAGGGATAATGTCCTGATAGACGTTCAAAACACCCCTGAAAAAATTGCACATAGTCATATGCGGGCCCATTGCGTTTTTCCCACTCTTCTAGTGTCATGGTGTCTTCAATTTGGTCTTCAAGTACTCTAACCTTTTCTTCCAATTCCACAATTTGGGCCAATAGGTTAGCAGTGCGAACGTCTCCCGTTAGATACGCGAGTTGTTCTTGGTCTTGAATGGTGTATGCGGTATTCATGTCAATGCTCCTTCTTCCGTAAATTCATAGTCATTTGCCCGTATTGATTCGACAATTGCTTCATCACTAAAGTAGTAGTCAATGTCCTTTGCCACTGTTGACACAAATGCTTCAATTGCAGTCTCAAAGGCGTGATTTGCGTCTCCTGTCCTTTTGAATTCATCAAAAAAGGTGTAACGTAGATCACAATCAAAGCAAAACCCTGTCGGCATTGCTTCCCTGTCAAAGGAAGACAGTTTTACCCCTCTAAAGTGTCTTGTTGTTGCGTCTGTAGAGACAAATGCGCGATAGTCATTCGACAGGCAGTAGTCTGTAACTTTTACGTTAAATTCATCACAAAAGGCCCTTAGGCTGTCTTTGCATTCTGTAAACCATGGGTATTCAGTTATTTCCCGCATTTTTTCTATAGCCTTTTCTTTTGCCCCTTCCGGCAATTCATCAAAGGCGTAAATTGTGGTTTCGATTGTTCGCATGGTGTGCCCCTCAAATTGATTTGACGTTAAAAAACCGCGTTTCTTCGTCTTCGTAACCCGATAGAAACGCACAAATACACGCATTCAAGGCCCTATACTTTGACAAGTCTCCCGTGTCAAAGTCTTTGCGAAACCTAAGGCCCATTTCCCGTGAGACTTTCCGAATAGCCCCTAATTCACTCTTCGCGTGAACCTTGAACCGGGTTACCCATGAATAGTTTGCTTCGTCTCCAAAAGTATCCGTTACTTCGATATAAAAAATGCTTTTCATAGTGTCACTCCTTGAATGAAACGGTTAGGTTCAATACAGATACACACTATGCGTTCAAATTTGGGCGCATCTACCGTGTGCACAACTACGTTTCTCCCCGTGTGTGTGTAACTTTCCACACGTACGGTTTTCCCGTGTACTTGAATGATTTGGCCAATTTTGTATTGGGCCTTAGGTACAAATGCAAATCTCATGGGTTCACCTCTACAATTGTTTTTTGGTTTCCATGAACAACGTACGTTGTTCCAATGTTAGAAAAAATGGCGCAATACACTCTTCGCCATTTTTGGTCAATGGTTCGCACCATGTAGCGTGTAGGTATCTTTGCCCCGTAGCCACTAGCGGTATAAGACAGGCCCCTTTTTTGCCACTCCAATTCATGAACCCGTACGGAAGGCCCATTACATGGAAGGCGAACCAATTGCCCCATGAGGGGCCCCTCTTTGACAGTTTCAAAATTCATGGTGTACCTCTTAAAAACAAGCGTAGACGAAACCCGTAGAGGTTTCACCAATTAAGGTTGTATGCGCCTCTAAATAGTTGCGCACGTATTCTTGTTGTTCGTCTTCGTCAACCTCTACTAGGTCAATGCCGTAGTTATTGGCAATATCCTCTAAGGTGTCTTCGCAGTAGTCGCAACAAATGGCAATAACGTCTAACTCGATTTCCTCTCCCGTACTCTCTTCGTACTCTTCCATATAGTCAAACAAGAGGGCTAGACCCTCATAGCTAAAGTTTTCTTTTCTATTCGCGTCTGAAAACGCGCGTTCAAAGTCATAACGGGAAACGGTGGTTTTCATGAGGGTTCTCCTGTTGTTGAGGCCTCTACCTTAAATCAACTAATATCAACTTGTCAACTCTTTTTCTTAGGGTATCCGAAAATTTTTCTAACTATGCGTTTTTTGCATAACCTTCCCTTCCCGGTTTTTTCTAAACCCGTCTCGCGGTTCGCGGTTCGTTCGCCTTTGAAGTGTGTAGCGTGTATCACGTTACATGGTGCATGGTTCGCGGTTCGCGGTTTACGCATGGTGTCTCGCGTCTCGCGTCTCGCGTCTCGCGTCTCGCGTCTCGCGTCTCGCGTCTCGCGTCTCGCGTCTC